TATGGTTGATTGTGTTATGGATATTTTAAAAAGTATATTTACAGGTGATACATTAAGATATATTTATTTCTTTACAGGCTCAGGACGTAACGGAAAATCTTTATTATTTAAAATTATGAGAAATATATTTAAAAAAAGTATGGATACTATAGACCCATCTGTTATTATTGATAAAAAATTAAATAATCAAATATCTACTCAATTTGAGAAATTAGATAAATGCAGATTAGGATATATTACTGAATTGAAAGAAAGTGAGAAATTACATGAAACAAATATTAAAAAGATTAGTGGTGGTGATGAAATAGATTTGAGAGGATTATTTAAAACAAATGTAACCATTAATCCTACAACAAATTTATGTGTTCTAACAAATGAATTACCACACTTTGATAAAGAGGACGCTATTATTGACAGAATTATTGTTGTTCCATTTCTAAATAAATTTAATATTGATTTATCTTTTGAAACAACTATGTTAGAAAAGAAAAATTTGATATTCTCTTATATAATGAAAAAGGGTGTTATTAGAGATAAGTTTAATCTTACTGATGATATGATTGCATCAAAAGAGGAATATGTTGATGCTAATGAAAAAGTGGATTATTTACAAAGTTACATTTCTGAATTTTGTGATTTGGTTGAATATGATGATACTGAAAAAACAAGAATAATGCGTGATGATTTTAGAATTGGATATAACACTTGGTGTAAATCAAAAGATTTTCCTGTTGATAAAAGTGATGATTGTAAATTTTCAAAAAAAATGAATAAACAATTTAAAATTATTAACAAACAGGTTACAAAAAAGAAAAAATGTGCATATCTTGGAATTTGTTATAAAAATGAGGATTGTGAAAGTGAAAGTGATGACTAAATACTCACCTTTACTCTACTACTCACCTACCTACTCACCCTAATAAAATATACTTTTATATATTTTATTACCATATTTAGTCTTATTCTTATATATTTTTATTAATAAATAGTAAAAGGTGAGTAGGTGAGTAGGGTGAGTAGTAATAATTTTATATTTTCATATATTAATCAATTCTCTCTTTTTTAGAATTGTATTTTAAAAACCAACATACAAAAAGTAACTTATCACCCTCCATCACCATCACCCTATACACCCCTATCTATCAATATAGACAATCATTATTTTTTGTATAATGCCTTATATTTTTAGACAATATAGTATTAAAATGCTGACCATTGCATTCTTTATTTAGATAGATACACATTCACAAATTTGCCTTTAACTTGGCTATTTTTACTGCTAAAACCTCTGCCTTTTTTCTTTGTAACCACATACGGTGATACACTTTGTTATATTTTCTGATTTTCTCATAATTCTCCTCCCTATATTTTATTTGGTATTCCTTTATTCTTTCCTTATTATTCTCACGGTATAAGCGGTAATAGTCAGGGTTATTCTGTAACCATGTTTGGTGATAAGTGCTTGCTTGTTCCATTTTATTATATACTATGTAAATAATAAAATCTGCTAATCTTTTTCATTCAATTTCAATAAATTGAAGTTTTTATAAAATTGACCGCTGGTAGTGTCAATATCCAAATGTGTATATGGTGCATCATATACATAATCATAAAGTTTCTTAGCATCATCTTTTTTCATATTCAGTAACTCATCTGCTAAACTGGTCCATTCAGCCACAGATTTTGGTTTGAAAATGGATACATTAACCAACTGTTTTCTTAGTAATTTTGGAAAATAAAAGAATGACTGTACGGTAAATATGAATGCAGTATTCAAATGTCTTGCTTTGATGAGCATAGTAGAAAGGATTTTTTGTATTTCTTTACTGGATTTATAAGCGTCGGCATAATCATCAATAACTACTAAATTATATTTTTGTTCATCATCATCACTGTCCTCATCATCACCCTCTTTGATGGATTTTAATGTTTTGTAAAGTTCAGTGAGATTTTCAGCATTCAATTCATGGTATAATGTTTTATGGTCCTTGAAAGGGTGATTATCTACACTCTTAAAGGAAACCAAAGGACAGAAATAAAAGATATTATCAAACTTTTTCTTATACAGATTGGTCTTAAAAAAGTTAAGCATCATGGAACTCTTACCTGACCCTCCTGCACCTGAAATAAGCCAAATGAAACCGTTTCGTCTTGGTATATGTTCTATAATATTAGGAATAAAAATATCCATACTTTCTTTAACCGGTTTAAACTTTGGTAAATCCTTGTTTTCAATCAATTCAATTTTTCCAATCGGCATTATAATATTATTATATATTATATTATGGAACAACCCCTTAAAAAAAGGAAAAAGCTAAAACTTTACAAAGCATTGAAAATAGCATATTTGAGAAACCAACCTCAAAGACAAGCTAAACTTTTGAAAAAGTTTGGTTACATACTGGATAAAGATTTGAGTGACCCAAGAGAAACAATGGTGGCATACAATCCTTTTGATAAGAAAGTCCTTTTTGTTTCCAATGGAACCGATGTTAAATCAGAAAAGGATTTAGTCACAGATTTCGGTTTAGCCATAGGAGGGTTAAAACAATCAGCACGTTTTCAAGATACAGAAAATATTTTATCCAAAGCACAGAATAAATACAAAGATGCTAATTTTGTTTTAGCAGGAACATCACTTGGTGGTGCATTAGTAAATGCTCTTGATACGAAACCAAAGGATAAAGTGGTTACATACAATGCAGCATATTTACCAAATTCCAAAGCGAAACCGAATGTAACCAATTACAGAACCCAGGGTGACATTATTAGCACATTTGCACCAAAAGAAAACACAACGATTTTGAAACCACCACCACAACTCACGCCAGCCCAACAACAAAGTGATAGTGTTATTTATTCTACTTTGAAACAAGGTGCTTTAGTAGCAGCCAAAACAGGTTTAGAAAGTGTTGGTGTGCCGAGTATTCCTGCCGCCGCCATTTCTACCGGATTAGTAACAGCAGTAGATAATCTTGTAAAGAAAAAAGGAGATTTATTAAAACCTCACAAAATTTCTAATATTGAGAATGCCCCTATTTTTGTTTAATGGTTTTTTGTTCTTTAAGTTGTTTTGTAATATATATTATTTCTTTTCACTACTATATTCCTCCTCCTCCTCCTCCTCTAAATCAACGCCAACGTCATCTGCACTTTCAATTTTTTCACTACCACTATCAGGATATTTGAAATCAAAATTATCAACCCAACCCTGACTATCAACTACTTTGTATGTATCATCTATAAAATAAATAAATAACCGGTTATATTTCACATACCAATTTTTGACATTTGGTGCATTTAAATCAATACCTTTTGGAACAACAAAAACCTCCTCGTGAGTATATCTTACAGTAACAACTTGTCTTTCACTCATTTTAATATTAGAATATTAGTTTATATTTTACTTTGTTGAATTATAAGTAGAGAGAAAAAGCATTTCAATTTTTTTTTATAATCACTAAAAAAACTGAATACTAAAAATTTATTTGGAAATAAAAAAAGGGTTTTCCCCAATTTTTATTTTTTTTGTAATATATTATTTATAAATCCCAACAATTTTTATTATAAATGAAAACAATTTGTTTTGGTTTTGTAATTTTTCTAATGTCACCAAATCTACCATTGATAATTGAGTATCCAAGTAAATATGTTTTTGTGACTTTGGTAAGACAATAAATTACACCACAACTATTTAATCCACCAGTGTGGTCAAACTCAACCAACATATCTACTTTCAATCTGTCCTTATCAAAGTATTTTGTTGTAGAATATTTTTCTTGAATTGTTTTTATTTCTTTACGAATATTTTTAATGTTATTTTTTGTGTTTTCAATTTCATTATCCATGTTTTTTAACTGCATATTAATCTTACTAATTTGGTTGAGATTAGTAAGATTAGACTTATACCATTTATAAAATACCATATCTCCACTAAAATCTCCGTAAAATATGGTGTCAAAATAATCTTCAAACGACGGTGATTGTAACTCAAATCGCTCTAAACGTAGTTTTTTAATACTTGTTTCAAGAGTATTGAGTTCGTTTAATAATTGTTGTTCCATTTTTTAAATATCTTTTAATAACTTGTTAATTTGTTTGTAGTATAGTAGTATAAATAAAAAGACAATCAATTTTTTCATTTCAATTTTTTTTATAATCACTAAAAAATTGAAATACTAATAATTTATAATTTTCCGTTTCTTTTTTTCCATCTGATTTTTTCCTCCCTATTTTTAGTTAAATACTCACCTCTCCGCTTTTCTTGATACAGTTTCTGCATCACCCCTTGATTTTCTAAAGTCCATCTATATTTTTCCATGTTTAAAGGTAAATCTACTAACAAAGTCATTTATTATATTATATTCTTTTTTTAAGTATATAAAATCCCACACTATTTTCCCTTAAATAAACTTTCCAATCCTGCAGCACCCATTTTAACATTCTCTCCTCCCTTTTTTATTTTTTTAGCATTATCAATCCCTTTTTTCAAATCTGTATTATTCCATTCAATAGGTGCTTTTTGTCCTGTTAGTTCAAAATAATCGTTTCTATATTTATCCCTCACTATATCTTTAGCAGTTCGTGCTTTTCTTAGTTTAATTGGCGGAACAGCTACAGGTCCATTCTCGGTTTGAATAAATCTCGGTTCAGGCATAACCTCTCTCGCACTTATACCAAAATCACTTTCAGTAGATAAACCCTCTGTCATACTACTTGGTAATTTACTTTTTAAAGTCTGTGCTAATGGAACAGGAATTTTTGATGGCTTTATACCAATCGGTGTTTCTAATTCTGCCAACGTTTCCTTTTTGGTTGGTTTATCCAATATTTCTACTCCAACACCCTCAGTACCAATATTACCAATATCCTCTAATATTCCAGCAGGAGGTCTCACTTGTTCAGTAACGGTTTGTGCTAAGGAAATAGGAGGTGCAGGTTTCGCCTCAAAATTGGAAAACACAACCGGTGGTGATGGATAAATGATTTGTGGCGGAAATGCTTTCAATCCAACAACAGATGGTTCTATACCTGCCTCTTTAGCGGCACGCCTTTTAGCCTTACGCTTACGCTTTTGTTTCTCTGCTAAATTAACAATTACTTTCACATTCTGTGACTGGCGTTGTTTCTGTTTCAACTTTCTTTCCTTATTTTTAGTAGGCATATATATACTAAAAATATTATAAAAATTTACAAACAGGCTTTTTAATTTCAGGAACAACCACTTGTTCTACCTTTCTCTCTGCTTTATCTTTTGTTAAACCTTTAGACTTTGAGTTTTTATTAATCACAACAATCTTAGCTTGGGGTATGCTAATATCACTATCACTATCGGAGTTGTCACTATCACTACCGTCATCACTATTATCGCTGTCACTATGTTGAACATTTATTATCTTAATAGATGGTTTTTTTTTCTTTATATCCTTTTTCTTATCCTTTTCCTTTTTATCTTTCTTAACATCTAAACCTTTCTCTTTCGCCTCTGCTTTAGCTTGTTTTAGTTCCTCGTCAAGTTTCGCCTTTTCCTCTGCACGTTTCAATCTATCCAGTTCTTTTTTCTTTTCACGTGTATGTTTAGCATTCGCAATTCTATCGGCATTTACTTTTCTCATACGTTCAACCATTGCCTCTTTCTGTTCAGGTGTAAAAGTTCTCTTTTGTTTCTTTGGTTTCAACAAAGCCTTTTCGTCCTCAACACTTTCAGTTTCACTCACCGGTTCTACGTTTTCTTTTTTTTCCTCCATTATACTATTACTAAATATTAAAAATTGTCTAAATAGACAAAAATATAATCTTTAGGAAATATATAAATGGAAAGTTTCAAAATCAAGCAATTAAAATCTCATTTGGATAAAGTATTCGGTAATTCACCACAAGCAGAGGAAATGAAACAAATTGTGTTTAAAGCACAAACAACTGGTTACACTGATGAGGAAATTGAAGCATATAAAAAACAAAAAGAGGAGGAGATACAAGCATTCAATGATTTCTTTGGAACCGACCCCCCATTACCAACAGTAGAAAGTCAAGTGATTGTAGGAAAAATCTTTTCTAATGAGATATTAGATGATAAACCAGCAGACGATAATGAATGAAACCAGTTTAGTTGAAACAATGGAGTTAGTTTTATCCACCAAATCAAAAAATTCTATTATCTTAAATGGTGAGAAAAAAAGTAAGGTCCAGTACAACTTAAGAAATATGATTGATTTTGAGAATGACAAGACCATTGAATATGTAACAGTAAGCATGCCGTATGCAACCTTACCAAATTCGTCTTACAATGTGAATGATTATTCCAATACTTTAAATGTGGCATGGGGCGGTAATAATTATTCTTATGTATTTATAAATGGTAATTACAATTATCAAAGCTTTATCACTGCATTTCAATCAATTCTACCAGCACATTTTAGCATTAGTTACAATGCTACGAAAAACAAATTCACCATTAGCAATACAAGCTACTCATTCACCCTCCTCCCATCAACAATAGATTACATCATAGGATTTACAGGGACCATGGCATCGCCGACTATCTCGGCTCCATATACTTTAGAAATGATGAGAGTTGTAAATTTTCTGCCAAATCCGATTATTAATATTTGTTGTCAAGAAATTTGTAACGGACAAAGTTTAGGGTTAAACTCCAACCCTTTGTTTAGCAATATTCTCGCCTCCATTCCAAATACCTCAAAATTAAACAATGAATTGGTTTATCAAAATGCAAGTGATGAATTCGTAATTAGGAATGTGTATAATAATACTTTGAATATAAGTATTTTAGACGATGATGGAAATTATATGGATTTTAATGGGGTTTCATCTTGGTTCCTTTTAAGATTTAGGATACATAAGAGAATTAAAAGTGCTCAAGGTTCTTTTAATGATTTTATCGGAAAAGCAACGAATATTAGGAACTTTATAGAACCGCAAGAATAATTGATGTTCAAATATTATAATATTTTCTAATATTATATTATAATGTCTGTTGTTCTAGGATTACCCAAGAAATTTTTACCCCAACCTGAGGCCTCCTTGAGTGAGGGAGTAACTGCCCAATGGGTCAAAATTCAGCCCAATAACATCTCCTCTATTACGTCTAACAATTTCAATATGGCTGCAAGCACTGTTGTTAATAATGCTCCTTTCCCTGTCCAAGATATTCGTTTTTCAGTTCCTACCGGAATGGGTAAAAATGTTTGGTTGGATACAGCCAAGTCAAGCTTGTCCTTTAGAGCAAGATATGTTGTAACTACTGCCACTACTGGTGCTGTCACAAACAGTGCAAATCTCCAATCCAATGCTCTTTCCTTTTTTGATAGAATACAAGTTCTTAACTCCAACGGTGTCGCAATTGAAGATGTCACTAATTTAGGACAAATTGAACATCACAAACAAATATGGTCCAGTGATGTCGCTGAACGTGATAGTATCGCCCTAAATTACGGATATTTAGCAGAACCACAATCATCAAGTGATGCTAATAAATGTCAAGGTCACGCCATCGCCTCATTCAGTTCTACCAGTGCTGCTATAGCAACTGGTTCATCTTATTATTCTTATGATGTTCCACTCCCATCTGCTTTCATTGGTTATGGTGCCAAGGGCTACTGCCCTATAGGTGCATTACAAAAACTTGATTTGATTTTGACAACTACCAACGTTCTCCCAGTAACCATCACTGTAGGAGCAGTTACTCAAACAGGTGTCTGTAATGTTGTTTTGGATAATTTCTCAATCAACGCATACTATGTGTATTTAGATGATAAGAGTTCTGCTCTTTTGGGTTCTCCCAAGATGCACTACGTTCATGGTATTACCAACCGTGCCTCCTCTGCTACTCTCCCTGCTGATATAGCAGGTCAAACCTCTATCCTTATGGGTCTTCGCTCACAATCCACACGTGGTATAACTACAAGATTTTCGGAAAGTGCTTTGACAAGTGCTGGTTCATTGAACGGACAATATGATAGTAAAATGCCTTTATGCTCACAAATCAATTACTTTTTGGGAGGTTCTACACGCATTCCTCAAAATCCTCTTTCTACCAATACTCAACCAGCATCTGTTTTCTTACACGCTCTCCAAGCCAGTGAAGCTTTCACTCAAAAGGAATTCCGTTATGCAGGCACACCAACCTCTTTTACCAACTACCTCGCTACAGGAACAACTCCTACTGCTGACAATGGTTTTGACCAACGTATTATTGATGCTGGTTCAACCACGGTTCAAACATCACTTCAAACATTTTGTTTCGCCGAGGATATTAGAAAGTGCAGTAACTCTCAAATTTTGGACGGATTTAATTTGTCACTTTCTGCCAATAATTATTTGGAGATGAATATTACCAATAAAACTACCAACAGTATTTATGTTACTTTCATCTCATCTGCTGATGTTATTTTCATGGTTGATATGGAACAAGGTTCAGTTGATTTCAGAATTTAAGCATTTTGACTTTTGTGTAATTTGACTTTTGTGTAATATAAGATAAATACAATAAATAAAATCTTTATTTATAGTATAATGAATAAGTGGATTATGCATGTCAAAGACTATGCCAAAAAGCACAATATGTCTTACAATGATGCTTTACGCAGTCCTGCCTGTAAAAAAGCGTATAAAAAATAAACCATAACTGAATAGTCACTTTTTGATGTATTCCAACTGCTGCATCACTGAATGCCCCATATCATTAGAAAGATTTTCCAATTCCGTAAGTTTAGGAATATCTTTCAATTTATCACTCAAGAAAATATGACGTAACATTGATGTGCTAATCTTTCCATCAAATAATCCATTCAACTTTTGTGTAAGTCTTTGGATAGTGAATGGTTCATTTTTATTATTTACAATTAGGTAATCATTTTTACTGAAACTAACAAATTTTTTAAGAATAGCTTTCAATGCCTTTGGTATAGGAACCTCTTGTCTGTCATAGAATTTACTGGTCTTGTAAATATTGAAAACGAATTTACCGGCTTTCAAATCCAAGTAATTATCCTTTTCCTTATCGTAATTCTGCCATTTCATTAAAACCCAGTCCTGACTACGGCGTGGTGGAATATATACACCGGTTGTCAAAGCTAAAATAATAAAGTCTTGTAACTTTCCAAAGTCCTCTTTAGAGAGAACATCTTTGGATTTCAATAGGCTCTTAACCTTTTCATAATGTGTATCTACGGTTTCCTTTATTTGGCTAAAATCTTTCCAGTTCTCCTCTTGAGTAGCAGTCTTGGTTTGTGTCTTATTGAAATCATTTGTTTGTTTTATATCTTTTGAAATCAATGCTTTATACTTGTCATTCTTATCAGTAACAGACATGAGTGATGCTAAATACGTTTTACGTGCAGATGCTGGTTTATCCTTAAGTAATTCAATAACAGCATCTTGTTCGTCAAACCAATCACAATTCATTTTGGTTTCTTTATCGTGATGCTTGTAGTATAAGTTTTTCAATAAAGACTTGTACGTTTTAATACTTGATGCAGAAATGTTTGGCTTGTTGGCTTTAATTCTTTCCTCTATTAATTCCATTTTATATATATCCTAAATATTAAAATTTGTTTAAATATAATTAATTGAAAAGATTAATTACATTTATTGTTTAGTTAAAATTGTTACATTCTAATGTTAATTGCATCATTATTAGTTTCATCATATTCAATACCGTTAATAAGTGCTAATACTGCTATAGTTTTATAAAACTTTTCATTATCCGCTTTAAATACAGTTACAAAGTCTTTAATACGTTTCACTCTATACTCATAGCGTTCTTTTTCTTGTTTTTCATTTTTAATAACTACACACGCCTTACAAGAGTTATAAAAACGTTCAGTTAAAATAGAATACGAAACTTTACAATCTTCACAAGTCCAATTCATTTATATATATCCTAAATATATTATTTTTAAATAGTTAATTACATTTTTCCTAAATAACATAATTAAACAATATGGTTTAACTGAAATATTACGTATATGTGTAATTAATTAATAATTAACTGAAAACTTACGTGTAATAAAGCAGTTAAACAATTAGTTAATAACATAAATATTTGATTAAAATATTTTAATCACGTTTAAATGCTATTAAACAATTGTTTAACCACATTATTAAGCGTAATAATTCAGTTAATGTTTTGTTTATTATCATTTCAACGTAATTTTCCAGTTAAACACCCCCATTTGGTCACACAATGTATCTATCAATACTCGTCATACATTTCAAAATATAATTCTAATTCATAATCAGGAATATCTGCACTTGGTAATACAGCATTTACCATATCTGAAAACACAACTTGAATATTTTGAACTCCGTATGGTATGCTACATAACTGAACTCCGTTACTATTACATAGTGTTCCACGAGTATAGAAATACGTATCTGTTGAACCGATAAATGTAGCAGATTGTGGAAACAATACTGGTAATATTGGTAATCCATTTGCACCAAGTGTATTGTTACTACCTAACCCAACTAAAGACACAATACCTACTGTGTTTTGTAAAAACTGATTTGGTTTGATGCTACTTTTTAAGGAACACCTTATTTGACACTTTTTATAAAAACGTTGTCTATTGTTAAACAATGTATCAAAGTTAATCTGATATGTGGCTTTACTATTCACAGTTGTATCAATACAATAACCACCATTGGTAAGGTTTAATGTATTTCTTAATACTAATACAAATGTTTCACTCATTTATATTATACTAATATTTTTATTATTCAATTGGCTCATATAATTCAAATTGTAAAGCTAATCTATAATCAGGAACATTTGCGGTTGCTTGTAAAGCACCTGATATGTTTGTAAAATTAACTGTGAATGTTTGCACATTGGTAGGCACAGCATTCATTTGTGTTCCATTTGCATTATCAAAAACACTTGTGTTTAAAAAGTAACCAGTGGAACTGCCTGATACATTGGAATTAGATGCTGAATAGTTCATAAGGAATAAACCTTGTGTTCCTAAATCATTACCTGATACTAAACCGGTTGCGAAAATAGAACCACTTGCTTTATCCAATGTTGCTATGGCTACATTATCCGATATTATAGCTGTTCTCACCTGACACTTTTTGTATAATTTATTTTTTCCATTAAATAAACTATCAAAATTAACCTGATACTGGACTGCTGCACGATTATTATTATTTAGAGCGAAACCGGTTCCAGTTGATAGTGTTAGTTGGTTTCCCAAAAGTAAAGTGAATACCTCTTTCATTATACTATATAGTAAGATTGTTTTTTTATTTTCTAAATATATATTATAATGAGTGAAATTTGTTCTTTTAATGTTTATCCTAATATCACTATTACTAAAAAAGTTGTAAAGGGTATTCTGAGAGTTACAGAATATGTCCCTTTTATTAAAGCGAGTATTTCAGTTATGTTATTTGATGAAAATGATAAAATAATTGATAATCGTTTTTATGTTATTGATACTACAAATGGATTTAATGAATGGTCCAATGATGATAAATATTTAGTTAATTGGGTTAAAAATAAATTAACTAATACATAAATAAAATATAACTATAATATAAATGATGAGGAGTGAAAGTATGACTTCTGATTTAAATAAACTTCCAGAGTTTCGTAGAGAGAAAACATTTGTTGAAAGAACAAATGTTTGCTTTAATTCATGTATTGGTTGCCTGTATATCTTTTTCTGTATGCCATGTTACTGTTGTTATTTAAATGATGTACTTAAATAAGAAACGCTATAATAATAGTTAATATTATTTTATTCATTCCTAACTTTAGGGCTAAAATTGAAATAGCCACCTCAATTGGATTGTATATAATTACGTTATATACGATTAACCCATAATCAAAATTATACATTTTACATAATCGGTTTATTAATAAGTCACGTGTTATATCTCTTGATACACGGAATATTTTTATTGTTTTTTTTTAAACCATTCTTTCACGCCGGTTTTGAATAATTTATACATACTTACTTTTTTAATCATTTGATTGGACCAAAGGAAATTAATATTGTTCTCAAGCGTTTTCTTTTCATCATCTGTCAATCCAAATAATCCTAAATATATATCAATGACTAAATCCTTTTTACCTATTTTATCCTTTTTCACAATCAAGTGTTCTACTAATTCACAAATTAGATTTAGCAGTTGATTATCATTCTTGTATTTTGCATCACATAAATGTAATTCTCCAAGACGAGCTATGATTTGGTTTTTTGCCTCAATGTATTTGAAATCAACTAACAAGTTGTTTCGTAACGGAATGAGTTGCAGTTCGTTGCTCATTATACTAATATGTAAGATTTTATTTTACATTTGAAACCAAGCATACGTAGGAGTATTTGTTAAAAGCATTGGAACTAATCTTACAATATATACACCTGATGCCATCAGTCCTTGTGCCGTTAATCCACCTGTTAATGCTGTGTTATACACGTTTTGACTACCGTTTCCAATAAATGAAACCACTGTTGTTGTTGTCCCTCCAACACGTCTAAATTGGATTTCATTTCCAAGATGTGCTGCATCTATAGTTGGAAGAGTGATGGTGTATGCTGTTGCTGCTGCTTGAACACTATAATATTTATAAAAAGAATTACCACCACCATAGGTGAGCGTTGTTGCTGATGTTAATAAACTATTGAATGCTGTTGATGGCCAATAATTATTTACACGAATAGGTAGTGTAAGAGCAGAAATACCACCCCCAAGGTTCATATAATTTAAATCTGCTCCTGCGGATTTTCCTACTATATATACTATTGAGTTTTCTGAACCTGCTGTTGCGTTATTTAAATTAACTCCTATAGTAGCATATCGTGTTGAAACTGATGTTGTTGAGTTTTTCATATCAAAAGAGATAATACCACAATTATCTCCTACTACAGCAGCAGTTGATTTTGTATGTGTTAAATTGACATTTGTGTAATTGAGAGTATTATTATTTACATTTTCAAAATTAAATGTTGATACTGAAAGTGACCCATTTGTGCTTGTAAATGTTTTAGTTCCTTGTATATTTGATTGATTACTTGTTAAATCCACGAATTGTTTTGATGTGTCCTCATTTGTTACTATCCATGCCGTGCCTGTTGTATTAATACATATCAGAGTTACATAATACTCTGTTGCTAAAAAGGAATATGTGTTTGTGTTTCCTGATGATGCATAAATTGTTAAACCTGCTGATGCTGTGATTGTGATTGCTACTGGTGTTGTATATGATTTTACAATAGTAAATCGTGCTCCAATATTTGCTGCTACAGGAACTGGGAGTGTGATATTGGTGGTTGTATTTGTTGTTATGTTAATATGTTCTCCCATTTCAAATGTGAGTGCTTGTGTTGCTATTGTAACATCTGTATTAAACAAAATACGGTTTTTGTTTCCAATTAATAGATTTTGATATGCTCCTGTAACAATATTATATCCTCCAATTTTAAAGGTGTCGTCCTCATTCACATTAAAAAAACTACCAATTGCTACAGAGTTTTTTATATCTGATTTTGTTGTATCTACTGATATTCCACCGAAAAAACAACCTCCACCTCCTGTTCCAATTCCGTTCATACTATCACCTCCAACTACAACACAAGCCCAACCAGTATTTAAAGAACCTCCACTATTAATACCACAAAACAAACCTTTGTCATTATTATTTGCGTATGTCCCCAACTGACACCCAAATGCCTGTCCTCCATTTCCATTATAAACAGGAAGATTTGACGCTCCAAAAATGGATACACCGGATTTATCACTAATAGTTACTCCTGAATTGTAACCAACAATTGTGCTGTCTGAAAGAAATGCAGCTCCTGATGATGCTACGTTTGCACCAATTAAAACACTTTTTTGTATCCAACCATTTTGACCACAATTTGAACCAATAATAACATTGGAATAACTTGGACCTGCGTAAGCATTTCCTACTTGTGCAAGATTTGACCCAGCCCCATACCCAATCAAAACGTTGTCGTCTGGACTTGTACCACTATTAGTTGTTAAACCAGCACCTGCATAGTATCCAATACAAATATTTTTACTTCCTGTATTATTTGCTGGAGTTATACTATCACCTTGTAACGTGCTTTCTCCAATTGCTATATTTGCGAATGCCGATGAATTAGCATAACGCATGGCATATAAACCCATTCTTAAACTTCCTATATTTAAGGGGAAATATGGTAAAAAGTTATTTGCTATTAGTGAGTTAGTAAATGTATTTGTAGTTCCACTAAAACTATTTGTTGCTGCTAATTGTGCATATCTTGTATCACCATAAGAACGTGGAAAAAATGTATTGTTTGCATAGACTGGACTTGTTCCTGAATAAATTGGTAATGCTGCTTGAAAATCCGCTGTGATTGTATTTGTGAAAACACCTGTATTACAAGTTTGTATTCCTACAGTTTTTGTGAAACTGCTATTTAACATTGTGTTTGTGTAAGTATCGGCTGTAAAATTATAACGACCATATCCTACTGTTCCGCTTGCTGAATTGTTTAACAAGACTGAACCGATTGTATCTACTTCTAATGTGTTATTTATATAAACCCCATTATTGAAAGTTGTTATTGACGTAAATGTATTGGGAGCTCCTAATTGTGCATATCGTGCATCTCCTGCATTTCGTGTTATAAAATCAGTTGCTGCTGGACTTGCTGAACCAGTGTAATTTGGTAATGTTGCGAATGAATTGGTTAATGTCCAATTGTTATTTGTAGTAAGCCTACCATATTGTCCATCTGCGAAAGAACGTATAATAAAGTTTGATGCTAATGGAGTTGCTGTTCCTGAATACAAAGGTAAAAAAGTATTGAACTGATTTTGTGCCGTAAATGTGTTTGTCCCATTCAAAGTTGCTGCACTACCGACAGGGTGGTAATTGTTGTCAGCATATTGTCTTGTAATGAAATTATTTGATGTTGGAGTTGCTGAGCCTGAATACAAAGGTAAAAAGGTTGTAAATGTATTTTGTGCCGAAAAATTATTAGCTACTGTTAATCTTGAATATGTTGCATCAGCAGTTGTTGTTGTTGAATATGATGACATACCTGCTATGGTTTGATAAGTTGAACTTGCTGATGCCGTTGTTAAATATGCTGTCATACCTGATAGTGGTTGATACGTTGAACTTGCTGATGCCGTTGTTAAATATGCTGTCATACCTGATAGGGGCTGATACGTTGAACTTGCTGATGCCGTTGTTAAATATGCTGTCATACCTGATAGGGGCTGATACGTTGAACTTGCTGATGCCGTTGTTAAATATGCTGTCATTCCTGACAGGGGTTGATAAGTTGATGCTGCTGTTGCCGTTGTTAAATATGCTGTCATACCTGAACTGAGTTGATAGTTTGTGTCTGCATATAATTTTGTGATGAGATTTGTATTTGTTAGTGTTCCAAGTGTTCCTGTGAAACTTGGTAATACACTGAAGTTTGTTGTGGCGAAGTTTTTTGTGCCTGAAATTGACTGTGTGTTTGAAATTGTGACTGCCAAGTTCTTATTTGGGTCTTGACTATAAGTCATTGCCCATATTGTGCCAGTTGTTGCTATTGCTGTAAAACTGACTACACGAGTGTTGCTGAATAAAGTTAAACCACTTATTGCGTTATTATCATTATCATAAAAAGTCAATCCACTTGGAGCTTGAATTATCATTTGATTACTATTTGCTCGGATAATGGTAAAGGTGGTTCCAAGATTATCTGCTGTTACTGCTGGTAAAATGACGGTTTGCACTATTCCTGTTCCTGTAAATAAAATGGTTCGTGCATCTCCAAATGCTATATTATATGGAGTTGTTGATACTGCGACTGATAAAACACCGTCACTTGCTTTATTCGGATTTAAGTAGGTATTTGATGTTACTGAGTTTGTAATAATAGCTCCACCTTCAATTTCAGTTCCTAATCCATCAGTAATGCGAGAAAATTGATTATCATTCGTCCAAACATTTACAGTTCCGAATATAGTTGATATATCTTGTTCTACTTGATATAATACCCAACGTGGATTTGCTGTTGTGCTAATAACTACAAAAACACAAGATTGTGTTGTTGGTGTTAAAGTGAATGCGTTTCCACTTGGTATTGCATCATTATAATATGTTTGTCCTGCATGCGTGTTAATTGTTACAGTTCCTGAATTAATTAAAAAAAAGGTATATTGCTTACCTAATACCAAAGTTGATGTATCCGGTAGTGTGATACTTCCAAAACCTGGAACGTCCTGAATTGCGATGAAATTTGGGCTGGCTGATGTGAGGGTTGTATTTGAAGATATTAAACCATACACATTTTGAGCTCCTGATGAAAACGGAACTCCATTTACAAAGAATTGTCCTGAAACATTCACATCTCCGGCTACATCAACTTGATATGATGAATTCACATTTTTATTTACTCCTAAGCGTGTAATTGTTGTATCTGATTTCAACTCTGTTTTTCCATTATTTAAAATACTTACACCTCCATAAGTGCCTGTCACGGCATTTGTGTCTTTTATATTTATTGGTAGAAATTTATTTGTTGTAAAAGGTAATGACATATATAATAAATAAATATTATATTTATCTACTTTATTTAATTTTACCACTGTGCGAAAAACCATAGAGAAAATGGTAGTCCATTTATATATACTAAATCTAAACTACCTCCAACATTCACTGTTCCTCCTGCCGACCCTGATGATAAAGTAATTTCTGTTCCTGATTGAGGGTGTAAAGTATCACAATATAAAGCAGTTCCTACAATATCAACTCCTGTAGATGAGGTTAAGTTTATTTTTCCTGCACTTTCTACATCTACTTGGTTTCCTGACATCGTTAAAGTGTTTGATGCTGCTATAATTAACGGTTCTGCTGGTCCTGCACTTATTTTATGTTGTGCTGGGTCTATGTTTATTATTCCTGCACCTCCTGCTCCTGCATAACTAACTACTAATTTCCCTGCGAACGTGGTTTGGTTTGTTTGTGCGGTTTGGTATTCAGTTTTGTTTTGTAATGTGGTAATAGAACCGTTTATATTCGTTATATCTCCTTGTATTCCAGTCACTTGTGTCTGTATGGTTGCTACTGATGTAGATAAACCAGCGATTGCCGTGGTATTGGCGGCGACGGCTGTTCCGAGAGCAGCCAAAGATGTTCCTGTGGCGATGGCTGCGGTTTCCAAAGTTGAAACTCTACTATCTATTGATGTATCAAAGTTTTCAATGCTTGTTAAACGATTATTGGTTGTGGTTTTAAATGAATAATAATTACCGGATAAATCAATAAAATCGGTTTCCAAATTATCCAAATCTGTGCTAATTGTATCCACTTGTGATTGTATTGCTGTATCAAATGTTTCAATATCATTCAAACGTGTATTTGTCAGATTTTTAAATGTAAAATAATTGCCTGATAAATCGGTTACTTCTGTTTGTAATGCTTCAACCACAGCGGTATTGTCTTGATAATACTGTACCTGTTGAAAACTTATTTGCACTGATGGCGAAAATGGAGCTACATAGGGCGTTGTTCTTGGTGCTACATAATTTAAAAACATTGACACATCATTTGTTGCCCACTGAATAGAAATAATATCATCAATATTTAATGGAACAATTATATTAAATGTTATTGTTTCATCAGTATTATTCGTATGAGTTGTTTGTAAAGCACTACTTGCTGGTAAATCTGTTCCATTTTTGCGTAACCAAACTCGTAACTCACTTGTATTAGCATTTGTGCTGGAAATATGTAAAAGCACTTGGATATTATAAGTTGCTGCATTTAATATTTTTATACTGCGATAGTTACTACCTACAGGGTCATTTAATATAAGACCGGTATTTGAAGCATAAGCAGTTGTAAAAGTTGCTGTGTATATTGTATTTACTGCCGCCGCCGTTTGGTCTATGTTGGAATAAAAAACACCATTGTAACCATCACCCTCTGTGATATTTATTAAATTATCTATTTGTTCTTGTATTGTTTCATCTGTGCGAATACCTACTAATTGTGCCCATTGGTTGTTAGTTAATCCTAATGAACTTATAGAAAATTGGTCTCTCACATTTAAATCATATACATCTAACATTTCATTAGTATCGTCTCCATTTAATGGTGGAAAGTCAGTTGCAGGACCAAATCCGTTAGAACTCATTTATATATAATAAAAAGATTTAAATTTTTTGCATTAAAAAGTTTCTCTCTATTATATATAAATGGAATTAGAATTACAATATGAAAAACCATCTCACTTAAAAAAGTGTAGTTTATGTAAGCATTATATTGAGGATAATAGCGGTAGATTGGTAAGACTTCTTTGTAAAGATACTACTTATTATCATAATAGTTGCTTACAAATAATGGTAAAAAGAATGGAGGTTTTAGGTATTTTATATTCTTATTAATATATATGATTGTTAAAATAGAGGACAGCCCTTTAAAGATGAAACGTTTTAGAGTTACAATGGATAATGGTAAAAAATATGACATAGGATTACGTGGTGGCTCCACTTTCATAGACCATGCAGATATTTCAAAGAAATCTGCTTACCAAAAAAGACATCTTGGTAATGTTATTGAAAGACAATTAATTGAGAATAAAGTTCCATCACCCTCGTACCTTAGTTACGGACTACTTTGGGGTAAGTATCCGGATTTACAAAAAAATGTAGAATATGTGAATAAATTATGGAAAAAGTAATTTAGTTAATTCTTTATTTTATTTAGGAACAAAAGTATTTAAATAAAATATATCTGTAAATATATAAATGGATTGTTATGTTTGCGAAAGCCCACCAAACCGAGATGTTCCCCTTTTGAGATGTGGTCATTACGTGTGTCCTCCATGTTACTGCAGGATAAAAAGTGATAAAATTAACGTTTGTCTTTTGTGTGAAAAGAAATTAATTAGAGGCAGAAAATTAAATAAAATTGAAAACCATTTAAAATAATATTTAGAGATATATATAGGAAAATGCCAAATACTGAAGCTATGAAAAAAGCACGAGCCAAATGGCTTGAAAACAATAAGGAATTTTATAACGCATTACATACTGAATATACAAAGAATTACTATAATAAACACAAAGAGGAAAGACTTGCCTATGCCAAATATTATAGAGATAAAAAAAAGGCAGAAAAATTAGGACAAGAATTTTCATTGGAAACTTTAGGAGAAATTTAATTAACTTAAAACAAAAAATTGATTTATTATATTTAGCGAAAACTAAGTTAAATATAATATTGATAGATATATATAGAATGACAACCTACGAAATCTGCTCTGTTCCTGACTACAAAAAGTTTGTATTTGCTGCTAATCCTGAAAAACCTTTCTTGAATGTTGCTAAGAAATATATTAAGAATATTGATAATATTAGTGCAGTATTAAATAATGATTTACAATTGCACGAACGATTTAACAAAGATGATTTGTTGAAACTATTAGTTGATGTTGATAAATTAACGTTACATAATCCAACTGCTACTTTGGAAAGTGTATTTAAAAATGTTTGTGAATATGTTGGTGTTGAAATTGATGACATTAGTTATACAACAAATTTTAGTATTGAAACTGGTTCTCATCACATTGTAATTCCAAAGTATTATATGAAATCATCTAATCAAAAAATATATTGGAACAGATTTCGTGAAAAGTATGGTTATAGTGAGGAAATTGACGCTGATGGAATATTTGGTAAATCTTGTTGGTTTAGATTACCAAATCAAACAAAAGAAAGTAAAAAAGGAACAGAGCACATAATCCAAAAAGGCGAGATTAGCGATTTTGTTTTAAAATATATTGATAATTCAACTGAAATGAATTTACCAAATATATTTGTAGAAAGTAATAAAACAACTAAAAAAGTAACTAAAAAAGTGGTGGTTCAAGATGATGCTGAAACGGACACCGAAAGCGTATCTGTAAATACGGACAATCAAAGTATGAGTGACATTGAGTATTTACTTATGGAATGCATAAGAGGGAAGTTTTGTGACACTGGTTCTCAGCCAAGTTGGTCTAATATCGGTCAAGCTATTAAAAACGAATTAAAAGATGAGGGTGTTTTATTATTTGTTGATTGGACTAAAAAATACGGTTCTGAAAATAAAAAGAATGAGGCATTTAACCATTACACAAAATATTTAAAATATACACCATTAAAAAATAAAGATAGATTAAGTATTGCATCGTTACATTTTTGGGCTAAAAAAGAAAATGAAAACGCATATAATTTACGTTTTAAAAAACAAATTGAAACTACTGTTGATTTTGACAGTGAAATGCTTGATATAATATTTGAGGCAGGTGATAATGATTATGGAAAATATTTCGTTAAAAAATATGGTAAGAATTTTGTTTGTACTGATATTGATAAAAAGATATTTTATGAATTTAATGAAAAAAACTTGTGGATTGAAACAAAATGCGGTAGTAATATCCGAAATATGATTAGTAATGAAATGTATAATGATTTTTCAAAATTACAACATTCTTTTATAGAACAAGCTAAACATCATCACCCTACAAGTGAGGAACACGA